TTTTTTTACGAAATCGTTATATCCGTATGGAAAACTACAAAAGTCAACAATACATTTTCTATATCCTTTTTCTGCACTTCGCTTAATTTTTTCTTCTAAATTTTTAATACCATACTCGATTGCATCTGTTTTATACATGTTTCTATTTGTAATTGACAACGCTTCGCTTGCTAACATAATCATTGCCCCCTTCTAAATCAAATCATCAACCTCAATTACATCTGGGTTATCACTAAACCATGAATCATTCTCTGCAATTTCCTTTAACTCAATAAAATCTCTTTCAGAATCAAAGCAATCGTTGTGTTTCAAATAAGCTGCTTTTACCTTTTCTCTTGCACCTTCATATGACTCTGCCTTTACAATTCCAACAGCCAATTCTTCAATCCTGTAAGCATATAAATTTGTAATATCCAACATTTTAAGCACTCCTTTCCACACTACAGAAGAAATCATCTTCTGTAAAACTATATCCATCATAGTGGTTATAAATAAATTCATCACTTACATATTCATCAATACTTGCAATCATTTCATATGATGGCTCATTGATATTAACTCCCATCACTTCTGCAAAAGTGCCTTCATTTACAAGTTCTGAATAATATACCTGTTTCAGTTCGTGTAACTGATCTCTATTTAATTCTTTTACTGTCATAATTTATCACTCCATTTCTCTTTAAATACTCTATGTAATCTTCAATATCTGATTTCTTTTTAACCTCAATATCTTCTTGATGATAATATCCATAAAAAGCATTCGTATATACCTTATATGTTTTATTTTCCATATCAACAATGAGATTATAATTATTGGCACAATCACCACGTTTCTTCCAATTCTTATCAAGCCAAAATAGATGTAATATCATATAAATAAACCATCCTCTCTATAATAAATTTCCTAATTCTCTCATCCGATCATGTTTAAAACCAATACATACAAGTGCCTGAAGAATACCTTCTGTATATCCTCTGTGATTTTCAGCTTTCATCCGTAAAGTTTCAAAATGCACTCTGTTATCGGTTTCATTTGCTTCTGTAAATTCTTTAATCGCCTGATTTGCATTTCGAATTCCTTCTTCCATAACTCTTTTACAATTTTCACATTCTGTTTTATTCATTTACATCTCTCTCACTTTCTGTTATAATAACTATTCAAGGAATTGGGGGACTTACATGGAATTTCCATTGCTCCATTGTTGTTAGCCTTCAATATATTCCCAGGCTTCTTGTTCTGTTGGAAAAGCAATGCTGCATCCTGGGATATACCAGTTTCCGTATTTCATGTACGGCATAGCTACACACCTCCTTGTATGTATTTATAGAAAAAGCAGAGATGGCGTTCTCTGCTTTTATCTATCTCGTTATGTTATTCTCTCTTTTGGAATTGCTATTCTATCCGTAAAAATCCATATTTTACTCTCCAATCTCAAACAATTCGTCACCGGAAAAATCAACCATATCTTGTAAAACGGCATGAGCAAATTCCTTTGCATAGTCTGTCCATATCTTATATTGTAATTCTTCCGGATTTAATTCATTAAGTCCATAATCTTTGACGAGTGCCTTTATAATGTTTTTCATTCTGTATTCATAATTTTCTTCAGTAGTGTGAATATGCATATACATAATTTAAACCTCCTCATAATCTTCAAGTAATTCTTTTAAATTTCCTTTTCTCCATCTATGTAGTTTTCTATCTCCTAATAGATTTTTAACATTGACTTCTGTCCAGTACATATACTGTTTGACGGCATTGTGATAATATCCGTCATTATGAACTTCAATATATTTATTTTTATTTTTCTTATTTCTATAGATTTTTATTACCACAATTTTCACCGTCTCTCTTTTTCAAATCTCTTCAAGAATCCATTTCTCAACAAAATCAAGTACAGCTTCAGGGATAACACCAACTATTCCTTCGCCATAATTGAATGTTTTTTCTACAAGTGTTGTTTCAAACTCAATGT